GGTATGGTTGCCTGGCGATGAGATGGATGTGAGCCTTGAAGATTGGATCGTTGAAGGCGGATTGCTCTCGGCATGGAACGCGAACTTCGAGCGCACGATCTGGAACGAGATCATGGTTGGCCGCTATCAATGGCCCCGCACCGGCATTAAACAATGGCGCTGCACGATGGCGCAGGCCAGCGCGATGGGACTACCTCGCGCACTGGGCCAAGCGGCGTCTGTCCTTGGCGTTGAAGAACAGAAGGACAAAGCTGGCGCGGCCCTTATGCTCCGGATGGCACGGCCCCGTAAGGTGAACGCCGACGGTAGCTACACATGGTGGAACACGAAGGATAAAATAGATACGCTAGTAGCGTATTGCATCCAAGATGTTAAAACGGAACTGTCGGTAGCTGAGACACTGAACGCAATGCCCGACAGTGAGCGTCGTCTTTATCAACTTGACCAGCGCATCAACGACCGTGGCGTTAAGGTTGACCTCGACCTCATCGAACGGGTTAGCAAACTTGCTAACTCCGCGTCAGAGAATATCGACGCAGAGATCAAGCGCCTTACTAACGGCCAGGTCAAAGCAGCAACGAACGCAATGGACTTAACCGCGTGGCTTCGTAGCTATGGGCTACAAGTAAAGTCCGTGGACAAGCAGACCGTGACGCGGATGCTGGGCATGGAGAAGCTACACCCCATCATCAAGCAGGTGCTGCGACTACGCCAAGACGGAGCCAAGTCTAGCACCGCGAAGTATGAGGCAATGGTCAACGCGGCTAACGCCGATGACCGTATGCGCGGCCTCCTTATGTATCATGGCGCGGCAACGGGCCGCTGGTCTGGTCGGCTGGTGCAGCCGCAGAACTTCCCACGTCCGCAAAAGAAACAAGCCGAGTTGGACGAGATCATCGCCAAGCTAAAGGCTGACGAGGATGTGTCAGAATATGGGGCCGGAACGGTCCTAGCTTCCGACCTGTTACGCTCGATGTTGATAGCCGACGACGGCCACCGTCTTATGTTCGCTGACTACTCCGCGATTGAAGCCCGCGTTCTTGCGTGGATAGCTGGGCAGACCGATCTGGTCGAGACGTTCCGCAATGGCGGGGACGTGTACAAAGAAATGGCATCGGCCATCTATAACGTAAACGTAGAGAACGTGACAGACGGACAGCGCCAAGTTGGGAAGATGGCAATCTTGGGTTGCGGCTATGGCATGGGCGGCAAACGCTTTGCTGAGCAGTGCGCCACGATGGGTATCAATGTAGACGAGGACGAAGCCAAGCGCATCGTGTCTGTCTACCGCGAGAAGAACAACAGGATCGCGCAATACTGGCGTGATAGTGAGAACGATTTTGTAGAGATGGTGAAGGGAGTAGGCCGTGTTGGGTCGGTCGAACTCCCACTACCTAGCGGGCGGTCGCTTACTTACCACAATCCGCGCATCATTCAGCGAGAAACGCCTTGGGGGGCAATGCGCGACACCGCGCAAGTGGATACGCTGAATAGTGTAACCCGTCAGTGGGTGTCCCAGATAATCTGGGGCGGTCTACTGACGGAGAATGTGGTGCAAGCAACCGCCCGCGACCTGATGGCTACGGCCATGATGGCGTTGGAACTTAAAGGCTACAACGTAATCCTGTCCGTCCACGATGAAATCATTTGCGAAGTGACAGATGATTTTGGTTCGCTTGAAGAGATGATTGAAATCATGACACGTTGTCCATCATGGGCAGATGGATGCCCAGTCAACGCGGAAGGCAAAGAAGGAAAGAGGTATCGCAAATGACAGAACACGCAAAGTTTGGCGCGTCGAATGCAAAGCGCCGCATGGGTTGCCCAGGTTCACTTAAAGCCGAGGCTCCATTTCCTAACGAGAGTTCGCCTTACGCCGAACTTGGTACGGCAGCGCACGAACTGGGCGAGTTCTGCTTAGTCAATGGACATGAAGATGCCTTCGCCTTCATTGGCGAAGAGCATAACGGCCACAAGGTTGACGACAACATGGCCCGTGCGGTGCAGGTTTACATTGACTACATCCGAGATGTGGCTGCGACCGAACCGAATATTTGTAGATACGAAAAAAGGTTTAGCCTTGATAAGCTAGACCCGCCCATGCCAATGTTCGGCACAGCCGACTGTATCATCTACGGCAAAGAGAGCGGGACGCTTTACGTCATCGACTACAAGCACGGCCAAGGTATCGCCGTTGAAGTCGAGGACAATGCGCAGCTTAAATACTATGCGCTCGGCGCTATCCTTGAGATAGGCGAGAAGGCTCCGGTCAATAAGGTTATCACTGTTGTTGTGCAGCCACGCGCCATGCACCACGATGGGCCGGTGCGGGAGTATAGCTACAGCCGCGACGAGATCATGGACTTTGGAACCGAACTGATTGATGCAGCGCATGAAGCTCTGAAGCCGGACGCACCGCGCATCTCTGGCGACCACTGCACATTCTGCCTAGCAGCAGGAACCTGTTCGGCCCTGCGCAACAACGCCCTTGAGATCGCACAAGACGAGTTCGGTACAGTGCGAAACATCAATGACCTATCCCCGCAAGAGATAGCGGATTTCCTGCAAAGGGTTCCGCTGATTGAAGAGTGGATCAAGTCTTTGCGCCGCCACGCCAACAACATACTTGACGCTGGCGCGGAACTACCGGGCTACAAGCTGGTTGAGAAACGACCAACGCGCCGCTGGCGTGTTGAGCAAGAGGTTGTGGCTTGGGCCACAGAAGAAGGTCTAGATGACGACGACATCTACGAAAAGAAGTTGAAGTCGCCACCGCAGATCGAGCGCCTTGTGGGCAAGAAGAACTTGCCGACATCGCTCGTAATTGCTGTATCATCCGGCACATCTATGGTCGCTGATACAGATAACCGTCCGGCTGTTGCCCTGTTGGCAGCAGACGAATTTACCGTTGAATAAGGAAACACCGATGTCAAAAGTTATTACACCTGAAGCAATCATCTCTTACCCGCATGTGTTTGAACCACAGATACCGCCGGGTGCAAGTGAGCCAGTCTATTCTTGCTGCCTTGTATTCCCTGACGGCACTGACATGTCCGAACTGAAAGCGGTTGCGGCGTCTGTTGCTAAGGAAAAGTGGGGAGACAAAACCAAATCGTTAATGGAAGGCGGCAAAATCCGTATGCCTTTCCGTAACGATGGCGAAGAGAAGGGCTACCCTGAAGGGTCGGTCTTCATGAATGTCAAATCCAAGCAAGCCCCCGGTGTTGTCAGCAAGTTTGCTGGCGAGAACGGCAAGCCTGCTCCGATCACGGACCCCAAGGAAATCTATCCAGGGGCCAAGGTCCGTGCCTCGCTGCGCGCCTATGCGTACAGCGTCAACGGCAACAACGGCGTTGCGTTTTCACTGGGTAATCTTCAGAAGGTTGGTGACGGTCCCCGTATGGATGGCCGACTGTCAGCTTCGGATGAGTTCACTGCAACGGAGCGTCCGTCCGCAGACATCTCGGACCTTGACGATTTGCTCTAAGTGAAGGGAAGGGCCGAGGAGTTGGAAGTCACCTCGGCCCTTCTTAATCTAACGCCTCAGAAATCATCTGGGCTTTCTTGGCTAGTGTCTTAGCCACAATCTCATCGACAGAATTGACAAGGCCAAACGTCCGCACGATTACGGGCTTTGTCTGGCCGATACGGTGGCAACGCTTAGCCGCCTGCGCGTTCACCGCCGGAACCCAATCCATCTCCACAAACGCCACCTGATTCGCAGCCGTTAGCGTAATCGCTGTCGAACAGGCCGTGATCTGGCCGATGAATACGCGCACCTTCGGATCGTCTTGGAAGTTATCAATCGCCGCCTGACGGTCGGCTGTCGCCATACCGCCTGCAACCACCACCGGATTGAAGTCTTTCAGCTTATCGTACAGCGTCTGGATTGCGTCGGTGTGATAGGCGAAGATCACGATCTTGTCGTAGGCATCATCAGCCAACTCGCCAGCTATCTGTGTGGCAATGGGCGCTGCCTTGGCCGTACCAGTTAAGCGGCGCAGTGACGCGATGTGAGGGGCAAGGCTCTCAATCTCGGAAGACAAGTCTTGGTTTGTCAGCGAATGCGCTAGGATCATATCGACGGCTTCGGCTTGGCGTGGATCGTCAATGTGTTTGCGGTCGCTCCAGTTAGCAATCTCGACAGGTACATCTTGCCACCATATTGGAGGTAAATCTTTCAGCACAACCTCGCCCTTGCGGCGCAGCATGATTGCCTTCAGCACGGTCTTGAACTCATCCATGCGTTCGGTCTTGTTGCCGAGAATTTGTAGCCCGAACTGTCCGCTCCATGTCTTGCAGAAGTAGGTCGTAAACTCGGTGAAGTTTAGTGGGTACTTCCATATTGATTTAAGATGTGTCCAAAAATCGCTGACGTTATTAGGAATGGGAGTACCGCTAAGAAGCCAAACACGATCAGCAAAACGAACAAGACCATCGCCGCGACAGTACTGACCGTATAGATACTTTGTACGCTTAGCAGTCCTATTCTTGAGATAATGCGCTTCGTCAATGACGAGGACTTCTGGTTCAAACTTTGCGATTTCATTGCGAACCTCCTTCGATTGCGTGATCTTATCGTAGCTGAACACCTTCACTTCGCGCTCGACCGTACCCCACTTGTCGAACTCACGACGCCAGTTAATCTTGGCGATAGCGGGGCAAACGACAACGATCTTTGTCAGACCGAGTGTATCACACGCCGCTATAACTTGAAGTGTTTTGCCGAGGCCCTGCTCATCCGCAAGGAATGCGGCGGGGTTCTTACAAAGAAAGTCTGCGCCGACTTTTTGGTAATCGAATAGGTGGTTCATCTTTTCTCTCTCCCGCGTAACAAGCAAGAAGCGCAGCCTCTGCCCGTCCGTCGTCCTTCTTGCGTGCAAAGAGGTGAGCGTAATCGGGGAACAACTCTTGCGCCCGCTGCCGACTACCGTCCTTCCCTCCGAACGTGCGCATAGACTTAATCCAAGTCGCAGGCGGGATCAACTCAAAAGGTACAGACAGGCCAGCAAGGACACCTTCGACGATACCAGCGGCACGGCCAAAGCTAAACATCGAGGACACACCTTGCCCTGGCATGGCGTGAACCTTCTCGATAAGGGCTTTGATCTCGCCGCCTACATGTGGCCGCAGGGCATCCGCCAGCATGTGCGCGTCAACCTGATTGACGACACGCGGTCCACGTTTGACTTTAAGAGTAGGCATGTCGATGACGACAAGTTCTCGACTATCCTTATCCAGAATAGCAACAGCCCCGAACGCGCCGGGGTCTATACCCATGAACTTCATGGAGAGTATCTATATTATTAGAAGCTAGTCCGCAAGTTACTGCGTGGCCCCAAAGACTTACGGTGGCGAAGCCCGTCAGGTTTGTGGCGACGCTTTGCTTTTGGCTGTGGCCGCCATGTCATGTCTTTAAGGCTAGTCTTCTTGGCCATTATTATA